GAAAACAAATGCAGATTTATTTAATGTCTTGACTGAAAAATGCAAGCATGTGCCTGCAAGTGTTATGAAGTTTGAGCATGATTTTGCTAAGATTGTTGCAAATCAAACCAGTCGAGGCTGGTGGTATAACTTCAAGATGGGTGAGCAAGTTCTATTCAAGTTACTCTCTGATAAGAGGGGTATTGAAGATGAGCTTCGCAAGATATTCCCAGACAAGAAAGAGTATTTAAAGTCTGTAGCGTATTATATAGATCCTGAAACGAATATCCAATACTTGACTAAAGGAGAGGTCAAGGGTAGGGGTTCAAGCATAATTAAAGAACGCTTGGTTAAAGGACCAAACAAATACAAACTAATACCTTTTAATCCCGGTAGCTCCCAACAGATTGTAGAACGGTTTCAAGAGAAATATACTTGGAAACCAAAATACAATCCTGAAACCGGGAATCCTGTGTGTGATGTGCAGGTACTTAAAGAACTACAGTTTCCAGAAGCAAAGCTTTTACTTGAGTATCGAGACTTGGATAAGTTACGAGGTCAAGTAGAAGACTGGAATCTTAGAGCTCAGTATTCTAGAGATAACAGAATACATGGCTCATTGAATACATTAGGTACAGTTACTGGTAGAACCAGTGCTTCTCAACCTAACATTCAGCAAGTATCTAGCAACAAAGAGGCAAGGTCATTGTGGGGACCTAGCCCAGGTATGGTACAAGTCGGTTCAGATTTATCTGGACTAGAGCTTAGGTGCCTTGCACATTACATGCATCCTAATGATGGTGGTCAGTATGCTCACATTATTCTTAATGATGATATTCATACTATCAATCAAAAAGCTGCGGGCTTAGATACACGTAACCAAGCAAAGGTTTTTATCTATGCTCTCATTTATGGTGCAGGTAACACAAAGATTGGTTCTATTATTAACGGCTCTGCTAAACAGGGTGGTCAAATGAAAGATCGTTTCTTTGAGAATATTCCAGCACTTAAAAAGCTTATTGATAATGTAACTACTCAAGCTGGTAGACAAGGTAATATTAGATTACTTGACGGCAGAGTGGTTCCAGTACGATCAGTACACAAAGCCCTTAACGTCTTGCTTCAGGGTGCAGGTGCTATTGTATCTAAGATGTGGTGTATTACTGCTAATCGTATGATTAAAGAAGCAGGGCTTTCAGCATATCAGATTGGATTTATTCATGACGAGATGCAATGGGAGTGTCACGAAAAATATGCTGAAGAAGTATCTAAGATTTTAGTTGACGCAGCTGAAGAAGCTGGTAAACTTTTAGATATTCGAATGCCTATTGCGGCAGAAGCAACTATTGGTAAAAATTGGTCGGAGTGTCATTAATGAAGATTTACATTGCAGGTCCTATGTCAGGGTATCCTGATAATAACTATGGTGCTTTTCTACGAAAGCAGCAGGAGTTAGAAGAAGCGGGCTGGGAAGTTATTAACCCTTGTGAGATGGACTTAGAAGCAGGCTTACGTCCTGATGTAGAGTTTACACGTAAGGACTATATGAAAGCAGCTCGTCGAGATTTGAAAGCACTTAAAAGTGTAGACGCAATATACATGATGTCTGGCTATGAAAATAGTCCCGGTGCAAACTGGGAATGGGCATTTGCTAAAGAAGAAGGAATCTTAGTTTACTATGAGATCCCTTTATGTGGAAACGATGAATGAGATTATTAGGATTAACAGGACAGGCTAGAGCAGGCAAGACCCATGTAGCTAATCAGCTTATGGCAATTGCTTTCTCAAAAGGTTTTGTTCCAGAGCTTATATCTTTTGCTGATCCTATTAAGGTGGCAGCAAAGGAGCAGGGGCTAACAAAGGAAAGAGATCAAGCAAAATACAGAAAGTTCTGCCAAGAGTTTGGAGCAACCAAACGATCAGAAGATCCAGAGTTCTTTTTACATGAAGCCAAAATGCGTATTATTGATGCTATGGCAAGTGAAAGTTTTGACATTTCTCGCAGTGAAAAGTATTGGGAACGTATTTTAATTATTGATGATGTTCGTTATCAGAATGAAATAGATATGATCCTTAGACAAGGTGGTCAGCTTATGCATGTTTATGCTGGAGAAAGATTGCCTTATCCTAGAGCTCGTTGGAGAGCTCATGAATCAGAAAAGTTAGCTAAAAATTTAGACAAGACTCAAGGTGTACAGCATCGAATTGAAAGATTCTTTAATGTTAAGATGCCTTGGGATGGCCCTGTAGAACATGATATGTATTGGCTAAACAATGAGACTACAGTAGAAGATCTTAATAAGATGATTAAACTAGTAGCTCCCTTTGTTCTTGGCATTAAAGTTATTTCTGCAGCGGACAAAGAAGAAGTTTACTTAAATGATTTAAGTGATGAAGAACGAGAAGAACTATTTCGTGAGATTGCAGAAGCTCTTCGAGATCTTTTCGACAAGGCTGCAGAAGACTATATGGATGAGACAGGTATTGATGACCCAGAAGACCCCGAATAAATGTGTAATTGATGGCGATTGGTTAGCTTATACTGCTGCTTGTTATGCAGATAATGAAGGCTATGATTGCTTAGAAGACCGTATTGAGTACGACTTGAAAGATTTGTCTTCTAATTTTGATACAACATATATTGCATTTTCGTGTAATAGACAAGATAACTTTCGCAAGACCTTTTGGCCCTTGTATAAAGATAATAGAAACAACAAACCAAAACCAGTATTTTTAGGTGATGCATGTGCTTATGCGTCAGCTTCAGATTCTGTGGAGAAAAGTATTGCAATGGATAGACTTGAAGCAGATGATATCATCTCCATGCTCGTCTCTATGGACTCTTGGGTTGGTATTGGTATTGATAAAGATTTTAGAACTGTTTCTGGATGGCATTGGAATCCTAGAAAAGAAGATCAACCAGTTTATGTCGAAGAAGAAGAAGCCAGATTAACTGAATTAACCCAGTTAGTGTCAGGTGATTCTGCAGATAATATCTGGGGTATCTTTGGTCGTGGTCCAGCATGGGCTAAGAAGGTGTTGCAAAGTTCTCTATCTTTGGAACATAAGATTGCAGAGATTCGACAAGAAAATCGAGACTCTTGGAATAATGTTAAGCCTAAATATGAAGAGAAAAAGAGAAAAGCGATAGAAGCAGGATTCGATGACCCTGATGACTATTTAGATTCTCAGTTTATTGCTCTCCACTTGCTTAGACCTGAAGAATATGACAAGGAAACAAAGGCTATCACGCATAAAATGCCATGGTAGCCCAGCTAGTGATAACAAAAGAACAGCGAAAAGACATATAACTAGTCTCTCCTTGGCCCTTGGAGGGGGCTTAGGCCCCCTTTAAGGTCTTTTGAGAGGCATTATCAAGGAGAAATAAATGTCTGAAGTTATTGAAGAAGTGCAAAAGGCCAAAGAAGAAAACAATAATTACACCCAAAATGTAGTAGATGTTTTAAATGGTTTGGCTAAATGCGTAGAAACCTTAGTTGAAATTACCCCAAAGGCTCCTACTGGAGATCGCAGTCTTATGGTAGGCCTTACTGTGCAGATTGATGCTATTTTAGGTATGTATCATGAAGCTATTGAAGATGTAATGTCTAAGGTTGAGAATAAAAATAAAGAAGAAGAGTCTTCAGAGGACTAAAGTGACTATAGAGCTTTTAACTACATTAGGTGGCACACTGGCTGGCTATGTAATGAAACTCTTAGCTATTCGTTCTCAGAATCAGCAAGACTTACTAATGACTTCCCTGAAAATCAGGGAAGCTTCAGATCAGTCCGCTGATAAGGCAGCAGCAAGAGTTTCTTCTAAAGCTGGTAAGTTTGTAAGACGGTTTATTGTTATTGCAATTCTATTTGCAGTGGTATTTCTCCCCTTACTTGCTCCACTATGGGGGCTTCCAGTTATTTTAGAGAATGATGTACAAGGTACTAGCGTACTGTGGGGTCTAATTACTGGTCCTACAACCAAGATCTTTACTGAGATCAATGGAGTAATTCTTATACCTGAATTGCGTCAAGTACTACTTGCTATTGTTGGGTTCTACTTTGGCACAAGCAGTGCTAAACCATAATGCGATTACTATTATTACTAGTAACTGGATGTTCCAGCATACCCCGAGTAAAGCATGAAACCCTTAACCCAAAACTACCGCCAACTATCGACCCTGACTCTTCTTTATGTTTTGTAGTATTATTATTACTACTGTTATTAGCAATAATGTTTCAACAGAATAGAGATTAGATATGGTTGATATTTCAGAATTAAACAACTGGTTAGAGTTGGTGGCCGTTATTGGGGGCGTTATTTGGGGTGCAGGAAGACTGCAAGGAGTCTTTAAGTGTATGCATGACACTGCAACTAGATTAGATAATGCAATTGATAGACTGGACAAGGCTCTTGTCGCATTAGAAGAAAGATTACGATCCTTAGAGAACAAGGTTTCAAGGATCGAAGGTGAGATGAAGGACTAAATATGCTTACTAAATTTGTAGAATGGATGGAGCTTGGGCTCATTGGATTTGTAGGAGGCA